CGGATCCAGAAGAATATGAAGGTGGGCATTTCCAATGGTTAGAACCAGCGAAAATGTTTGATAATATCAGAACAGGAACAGTCGGAGTAGACATTGAACCTTTTATTCAGACAGCACCCTTCAGCGCCAAAGCAATGGGAACTCTCATAGTATTCCCTTCTTTTGTTTGGCATCAAGTGACACCAGTGACCTCAGGTACAAGAACTTCTTTGGTTAGTTGGTATCACGGTCCTCGTTATGTCTAAAGTAATAGTATCTAAAGTCAATGATGTCTTTATGAAAGTCGATTGTGATGATGGACTTGCAAGAGACCTCTATGACTTCTTTTCCTTTACAGTGCCAGGTGCAAAGTTCATGCCTTCTGTTAAGAACAGATATTGGGACGGCAAAGTCAGACTCTTCTCTTTAAAAACTAAAAGAATCTATATAGGGTTATTACCTTATGTTGACGAATTTTGTAGAGAACGAGGTTTTGATTTTGATGGCATATCAGATGTAATCGGAGAGAAGACTGATATAAAATTCGACTTGAAGAAGTACTTTATGAAGGAGTATAATCTTCCATTTGAACCTAGAGATTATCAAATGGAGGCAGTAGAAACTGCAATCAAGTATGGAAGACAATTACTATTATCTCCCACAGCATCAGGTAAATCTCTAATCATATACCTACTCGCAAGATGGTATAATAAGAAAACAGTTATTATTGTTCCTACTACTTCATTAGTAGAACAAATGTCAAAGGATTTTGTAGAATATGGATATGATAAAGAGATTTGTAAAATTTATTCAGGTCAGCCTGTTTTTAATTCGGACATCACCATTACCACTTGGCAGTCATTTGCTAAGGCACCTAAAGATGTCTTGGAGAGTTTCGATGTTGTCATCGGAGACGAAGCACACCTCTTCAAAGCACAAACACTAAAAGGCATCTTAGAAAAGATGAAGAGTACTGCAATCAGAATCGGTACTACAGGTACACTAGATGGCAGTGAAGTACATAGATTACAATTAGAAGGTCTATTTGGTCCTGTAAAAAAAGTAGTCACTTCATCACAATTGATTGAAGAGGGAACTATCGCAAAGATTGACATTGATTGTATAATACTTAAGCATCAAAAGTGTCATAAAATGTCATACCAAGAAGAAATGGATTATCTAGTTTCTTGTCAGGAGAGAAATCAGTTCATTACAAATCTTGTTGCAAACCTTAAAGGTAATACCCTTGTACTGTTTCAATATATTGAGAAACATGGGCAACCACTTTGGGAGATGTTCAACCCTAGAATCTCAGGAGTATTACACTATGTCTATGGTGAAACTGATACAGAAGATAGAGAAAAGGTTAGAGAAATTGTAGAGAAGTCAGACGATAATGTCATACTAGCGTCATACGGTACATTCTCTACAGGTATTAATATTAAGAGAATTGATAATATTGTTTTTGCAAGTCCGTCTAAATCTCGTATACGAAATCTACAGTCTATTGGTAGGGGTCTTCGTAAAGCAGATGGCAAAGATAGTATGAGATTGTTTGATATCGCAGATGACTTACAATGTGATAATTACACCCTTGCTCACTTAAAGGAACGCATAAATATCTATAGTGAGGAGAATTTTCCATACGAAATAAAACAATTCAATCTAAATGGCTAAAGCATCAGATTTAATACCTTCAAGATACGAAGTAATCAAACTAAAGACAGGCACTGAGATAGTCGGTATGACTAGAGATGTAGGTGCTTCATTAGAGGTTACTTTGCCAATGATATGTCAGTTATCTTTGATACCTGGCACTCCTCGAACACAAGCAGTTTTTTATCCTTACTCACCTTTGAGTGCCGATGAGAGAGTAAACATACCAAAAGAACAAGTGATGCATAGACAACTTATGAATGACCAATTCATACCTTTCTATGACAATGCATCATCTAAATGGTTTGATATGATAGAGAATCAATCTATACCTCTTGCTAATGATGAAGACAAAAGAATCGGTGAGATGATGAGAAACTCATTACAAAGAATCATGCAAAGAGGCGAACCATTTGATGAAGATGATTTGATAGATGAGATTTTCGAAGAAGCATCAGACATCTCAGACTTCGAATCAGCACTTCCGCCGAAAGATAAAAAAAAGATTCACTAATTTATTTCCTGAGCAAACAATTCATATATATACTTGCGTATAATTTTTAATTATATTGTATTATTAATTTTGTTTATAACTGGAGAACCATGACCACAGCAATTTTAGGTATTGCGAAGAGCATGGCAAGTGGATTCGAAAACCTGAGAGCAGCAGAGATTACATCAAAGATAATCGATGGACTAGAGTTTGTCTTTCTATTGACTCTTCCATTTTTATTACCATTTTCAATAATGTTTTTTACTAAATTCGGAATTTAGTGAAGTGATTTGCCGTGGCATAAAGGAATATGTCACAGAAAAAAGTTCAACAAATCAGAGATAGTTTAGAGGTCACATGCCTTATGGCAATCTTTTGCCTATCTTGTTTGAGTTTAGTCCAATGAAGGATTATCTCGACAGAATTATGTGGTTTTGTCGAGAGTTTCCTGGATGGGCAGTAGCTTTTTTCTTTTGCGGATATATTATGGGGACTGTATATTTTTAAGGGGATAAAATGAAACATTACTTTTTAGCAATAACACTGTTGTTTTTCGCAACAGATTCATTCGCCGATGATTGGAGAATGAGAAAATTTGACATGAACATGGACGGTTTTGTTGAAAAAGAAGAACTACTTATGAACGGTTGTGTCGTTAAAGAAGGTCTTTGGAAACATGCTGATAAGAACAAAGATGGTAAACTTTCTAAGGGCGAACTTAGAAAAGCATCTGAGTACATTATCAGAAACAGGTGTCCTAGATGAGAAAAGTATTAGACATATTTTTCAAGTATTGGGTTGCCCCATGGCACCCTAAGGGTTGTATTAGATAATGGAAGTATTAATCATTTCACTATTTGGAATAACTATTACTTATTTGTATCTTAAACATGCACCGATGCACGAAATCAGAGGTGCGATTTATCATGCAAAACATATCGCAAAAAAATGAGATACGGACAACAACTAGAATTACTACTAAATAAACCAAGAGATGCAACTCCAGAGGAGTGTGCAGAATGGGAAAAAACAGATTACTTTCGAAGCGGAAATTTCGATGCGATGAAGTTATTTGTAGTAGTTCCGACATTGATACAGATTACAATGTTCGTTTTGATGCTCGGTATCTTTGCGATAAATGAAAAATTATTTTAATATTATTGTCAAACTGATTTTTGGGTTGGGTAAAGACGAAGAGTTTTTGCCCACCCCATTTAATGTTATGCTTGTTAGTATAGGACTAACATTACTCTTTTTTGGTACAGTTGCGGTGTTATTAGGTACCTTGGCGCTGGCAACATAGTTATCATATCATATGAAATTGACCTCGCAAAGGGGTTTTCAAAAATAAATTTCAAAAACTCATTTAGAATAAATATTAAAAACCACTTACAAAATCAACGGTTTTACTGTATTATATACACATGACTAAGAAAAAAGACCCTAAAAAGGCAGAACACTATGTTAACAACAAAGAGTTCACAGAAGCAGTCGCCGAGTATAACGAAGCAGTAAAACTCGCCGAATCAAAAGGCAAAACGCCACCTAGGATGTCCGACTACATAGGAGAGTGCATTTATAAGATTGCAACTCGACTATCTACTCGACCCAACTTCATCAACTATACTTATAGGGATGAGATGATATGCGATGCAATCGAGAATTGTATTCAGTATATCGGAAACTTCAATAGAGAAAAGTCAAATAACGCTTTCGCTTACATTACACAAATATGCTATTATGCATTTCTGAGAAGAATTCAAAAGGAGAAGAAACAAGTCTTCATAAAACAACAGATTATATCTGAATCAGGAATAACAGAAGATAGCTTCACAACGATTGACGGTGACACTAGAGGTATGACTAATACCAATGTTGAATGGATGCAAGACAACATGAATCGTGTCGAATACGAACCTAGAAAAACTAAGAGAAAAACTACGACAAAGAAGAAAAACTTAGAAAAATTTACTGAATGAAAATAGCAATCTTAAATGACACTCACGCCGGTGTTAGAGGCGATATGGTGGAGATGGCAAAATATCAAGGTCGTTTTTACGAAGAGATATTTTTCCCATACTTAGAAGAACACGATATTAAACACATCATACATTTGGGTGATTACTTTGATAGAAGAAAGTATGTAAACTTCTCTTCACTAAAATATAATAGAGAACACTTTATCGAACCAATGATAGAGAAAGGTATTACTATGGATTTGATTCTTGGTAATCATGATGTCTATTATAAGAATACAAACGAAGTGAATGCACCTGAGTTATTACTATTCAACGAGGCGAACATCAATGTTATTGATGAACCGATTGTTAAAGAATATGATGGCGTAAATCTAGCACTTGTACCTTGGATTAATAATGAGAACTATGCTGATAGTATAGACTTCTTATTAAGTGCGAATGCTGATACATGCATGGGTCACTTTGAAATCGAAGGCGCTCTGATGATGCCAGGTATGACATGTCAACACGGACTAGACCATACATATCTAAAACGATTCGACAAAGTATACAGTGGTCACTTTCATCAGAAATCAGAAGTAAAGAATATCAGATATCTTGGTTCTCAAATGCAGTTCACTTGGTCAGACTATGGCGATGAGAAATACTTTCATATCTTTGATACTGATACAAGAGAGATGTCACCGATACACAATCCACTAACGATGTTTGAAAAGTTATTCTATGATGATACAAAAGAATCTTTTGAAACATTATCAAATAAAGATTACACAAAATACACAAATAAATTTACAAAAGTAATAGTAGTAAACAAAGAAAATCCTTATTGGTTTGATACTGTTATTGATAAACTACATGAGGCAAATCCTTTACATGTATCAGTTGTCGATGACCATAAACATATGGACTTGATGGATGACGATGATATAGAAGGAGTTGAAGACACCTTAACTATACTAGAAAAGTATATCGATGGTTTAGAAATACAAGGTCAGAAAAAACCACTATTCGAACTAATGACTTCACTGTATAATGAAGCGTTAGAAGAACACAACTATCTATGATAAATTTTAAAAAGGTACGATACAAGAACTTGTTATCGTCCGGAAATAAATTCACTACTATCGAACTCGATAGGTCCCAAACGACCCTTATTGTGGGTGACAATGGTGCAGGTAAATCTACATTGTTAGATGCATTGTGCTTTGGTCTATACGGTAAAGGGTTTCGTAATCTAAAGAAAGACTTACTTATCAATTCAATCAATCAGAAAGACCTCGTAGTCGAGGTTGAGTTTGAGATTGGTCGTAAGAAGTATAAAGTAATTCGTGGGGCAAAACCAAACAAGTTTGAGTTGTATGTAAATGACACGCTAGTCAATCAAGATGCAACGATGAGAGATTATCAAGACCATTTAGAATCGAACATACTCAAAATGAGTTATCGTTCCTTTACACAGGTTGCGATATTAGGGTCTGCTAACTTTACACCTTTCATGCAGTTAAGAAGTGTAGAGAGAAGAAAGTTAGTTGAAGACTTATTAGACATTACTATTTTCTCTACTATGCAAGACATACTAAAGAAAAAGGTAACCAATCATAATGTTGAAGTGAGAGAAACAAATCACGAAGTCGAACTGCTTGAAGAAAGAATTTCAGGTTTGAATGACCAGATGCAGGCACTTCAAAAGAATCGTGACAAGCGTATCAAAAAGTATGAATCTACAGTGACCGAAACGCAAGATAATATAAACAAAATCTTAGGGGAAGTAGATGAAAAGAAAAAAGATGTGGTGGAGAAAACACGACTTATCTCGGATAAAGATGCTGAAGCGAATAGACTCAATGAAGCAGTTGAATTGGAGAAACAACTCGAAACTGCTAGAAAGAAAGCAATTGCAGATGTCAAGTTCTATGAGGAAAATGATGACTGCCCAACATGTAAGCAGGGTTTAGATGAGGAACATAAGAAGAAACACATTGCGGAGAGACAATCAAAGGCGAAGGAAATCCGTTCAGCGCTTAATCAAATTGAAGGAACAATCGAAGGAGTTAGAACAAGACTCACTGAAATCGCCGACATACAATCAGAAATAGATACAGTTCAAAGAGAAATTGGGTTAGCACAAACTGAAATCATATCAAACCAGAAGTATATTGATAAGATACAAAATGAAATCAAAGTATTACAAGGTGAGATACATGATGAAAATGTAAACGATAGACTAACTACTGCTGAAGATGATTTAGATAAATTACATTCTAAGAAGCAGAGTTTAACTGATAGACAACATTACTATGACCTTGCGACAACTCTATTAAGAGACCAAGGCGTAAGACAAAGAATCATTAAACAATATGTTCCTGTAATGAATAAGATGATAAACAAGTATCTTGCTAGTTTAGAATTCTATGTTGGATTTGAATTGAATGAATCATTCGAAGAAACAATCAAGTCTAGATTCAGAGATGTATTTAAGTATGATAACTTCTCGCAAGGAGAGAAGATGAGAATTGACCTTGCATTACTCTTTACATGGAGAAGTGTTGCAAGATTGAAAAACTCAGTTAACACAAATCTATTGATACTCGATGAAGTGTTTGATAGTTCATTAGACTCGCAAGGTACTGATGACTTTTTAAAACTATTGAATACACTATCTGAGAAAACAAATGCTTTCATCATATCACATAAAGGCGACCAGTTATATGATAAGTTTGAAGAAGTGATTAGATTTGAGAAGTATAAAAACTTTAGTCGCATTGCGATTTCATAAATAAGATTATGTATAAATTAGTAGAAGAAGCATCAAAAGTTTTACGAACACCACCAGAGGTGTTTGACTTTGAAAACCCACCTGAATCACCAGAGTTGATTGCAGAGAAAATGTCTGAAGCGATGGACAGATTTGGAGGTATGGGTTTATCTGCTAACCAAGTGGGTCTACCATATAGAATGTTCGTAATGAAAACAATGGTAGACGGAGAAGCAGTAAACAAACCTTATTTCAATCCTGAGTTAGTAAGAGTATCACAGGAAACAGATTTGATGAAAGAGGGTTGTTTATCATTTCCAGATATGTACTTGATGATTAAAAGGTCATCAACAATTGAATTGAAATACCAAGATGTAGAAGGTAAAGAACATACTGTAATGTTAGAAGGCATCGGTGCAAGATGTGTTCAACATGAAGTAGACCATCTGAATGGTATTATATTTCTTCAAAGGGCATCTCGTTTAAAAATAGAGAGAGCATTGAAAGCACGCCCTAAAGAGAAGAGGAAAAGAGAAGAGTATGAAGCAAGAATGGCCTACGCCAGAGCACTCCAAGAACATATGCGAACCAAAGATGATAAATCTGCTGACACCTCAGAAGTGTCAGATGATGATTCAGTGGTTCAAGAATCACAGGCATCTAATTAATGTAGGTGATGGTTCTGATTACACAGGTATCAGAGCTATGCATATTCGAAATGAAGAGATTAGAAATAATCTTGCCATGGTGGGTGTAAATATCATCGGTGAAATTCGTAAGACATCTGACCAGATAGTATATCCAGAAATGGTTGCAATCAACGAATGGCCAATAGGGGGCATTCAAAATCCTCATTTAGATACATATTCAAATCAACAAATGACCGAAGGCACAATGGAACAATCTCCTGCAAGGGAGTGGACTTGCATACTATATCTTAACGACAACTATAGAGGCGGTCGTACTTATGTACCTAACGAACAGGTATTCGAACCTATGCAGGGTTGTGGACTGTTGTTTCAAGGTATCTACATACCCCATGGCGTAGAGAAAGTAAGAAGACACCCAAGATATACTGTATCATTTTGGTTCACTACAGATTTCAATAGAAGCATGCCAC